CCATCAGGATGCAGGTCAGGCGGATGCGGTCATTGATGCGAATCTTGGCGCTGTTTTCCACCCGGTCGGCTAGCCAACTCAGTTTGCAGCGCCGGAGCCGGGCCCGGATGTGATTAATCAGCGTCTGCTCCGCGGAATCGCAGAAGATGTACTGGATCTCGCCCCAGCGGGCAAAGACAGCCATGCAGAACTCCAGCAGCCGGTCGGCCAGAAAGTCGGCATCCTGCGCCACAGGGTCGATGCGCTGGGATGCCAGCCCTACCACGCCGGACCAGCCCGGTAGGATGGCCGTTGCCACAAAGGCGTGTTTGGAGCCGTTGCCGCCAAAGTCCACCCCGATGCGCACCCGCCACGGGTGCAGCGGCTTGTCCACAGGCCAGAAAAAACGCCCATCTCCGGCGGCAAGGCTGTCGGCCAGCAGGCGGTAGATCACGCCGTTGGCGGCCATCCACTGCCCCAAGATAAAGCGGTTATAGTAGACCGTGCCGGTGTATTCTTTTTTCAGATCGGCCACGAACTGGGCCGGAAGCGTAGGGTTATCGTCGATGGTATACGCCTGACAGTAGATGTCAGCGTCGCTGTCCAGAAACTTCTTGAACCAGTGAGTGGGGCTTTCCGGGTTGCAGGTGCCGTCAAAATGGGAGTGGGGGCAAGAAAGGCGGCTTTTCAGCATCTGGAACACGCCTTCGTCCCATGTGGTGATCTCGTCACCGTAGACGTACTCAAAGGCAGCGCCCTGGATGCGGGCGATGTGTTTCTTGTTGTCAGCGCCGAGGACATAGACCTTCTTGCCGAACAGCTGTACCACGTTGCCTGCTGCCGAGGTGCGGATCACACCTACAAGGTCGGGGCCCCAGAGCTCCCGCATCAGGGACAGCACATTGCGCTCCAGTGTGCCCAGGGTGTTGCCCATGAGCACCAGCAGGCCCTCGCCCCGGGCCGCGCAGATCCGCTTCGGGATGGTCACAGCGCAGTCCAGGTAGGTCTTGCCGCTTCGGGTGGCCCCGGTCTTGACGTTCCACCGGTGGGAACAGTTGCGCAGGTACTCCTGCTGAAACTCAGTCAATGGCACTGTCCACACCTCCCAGCAGCTCCTTGGCCTTTGCCAGAGCATCCGCACCCGGGTCCTCCTGCACGGCTTCCTCCCCCAGCATCTTCAGCAGCACGGCGGCGGCCTGAGGGTTGCCCCGCTTGGCCTGCTCTGCAATGCCCATGACCACGCTCATCTGGTTGTCCACGTCCTCCGGGTCAATCTGGTCCCGCAGCATGGCGTTTACCCGGCGGCGGTCGGTCTCCGGCAGGCTCAGGTAGTAGTCAGCCGCCTGACGCATGGACCGTTTGCGGCGGCGGGCCGCACCGGATGCAATGCCGCCCTTCTGGGCGATCTCTCTCTGTTCGCTCTCCGTTCGTTCATTGAACGGAATGAGATTCTTTTCATTCGACACGTCACCACCTCTCTCGTCGTCAGGGTACAAAAAAGCCGCCCTGAGCGGATGCTCAGAACGGCAGTTGTAATCAGGAAAAGCCCGGCCGGTGCAAAAAAGCTGTTAAGCAGCAAAAGGAGAAAACCGTATCAAGAGGAGGAAAACAAACCTCCGGTCGGGCCGCCAGCACGAAGGGAGTAAGGATGCCTTTCCTGCTGGGCTTTGCAGCATAGAGTATAGCACACTTGAACTAGTGCTTTTTAGTGCGTCATGGGTCTGTGTCCAGAAGTTGCACCGCTTTTTTGTGTCGTCGGAGGACCCAACTGACATCGAGGGAGAGCCGGTCAGCGATCAGCTCCCACTTGTGCCCACAGATATATCTCCGGTACAGAATCGTGAAGTCAAGCTCATCATCCAGCTGCTGTAGCGCAAAGATGATTTCTTTGCGAATGCGGGTGCTTTCCTCACACTGGGCTTTGTAAGCGCCCCGGGCTTCGTCGATGCGTTCTACTGCACGGGGCAATGTTTGGCCGTCTCCTCCGCCGCCCGGCACAGCGGAAAGGCACTGGGTCATGTTGGAAGCGTCTGTCTTCAGCGTGTCCAGCTCATCCAGCCGCAGCTGTTCGAGCCGCTTCGCTTGCTGATACCTTCTCAACCAGGCCTTCTTCTCTTCGTAGGTCATCCCCACACCTCCACACGCACGAACACACCGCAGGGGTCCGACCAGAACTTCTCCACGATCTCGCTGCACACCTGGGCATCATCGTGCCAGAAGTGCAGGCGGGTCATCTCGTCCTTGAGGGCCTTTTCCAGATTGTCGGTGTCAGGTTTGGAGGTGCGCCAGCTGCCGTCCGGGCGGCCCTCGGGGGCAAAGCACCACTTGACCACCAGCCGCACTGGCTTCCCGGCGGGCACGGGCTGATCCGGCGCATGGGGTGCCAGGTAGGCGTGGAGCTTGGAGCGGGCGGCTTTCAGTTCGGCGCTGTCGTGGAGCACGGCACAGGGCTTGCCGCCCTTCATGTAGGCGTGCAGCTCCTTGGCGTTGTGGGTGGTGGTGGGCGGCTTCATGGGCAGGAAGAATTGAGCAATGGGCAAAAATTGCACGTTCGTTTCACCTCGTTCTTTCTTTTTTGTTCGGCCAACGTGATGGGGAGGGTTCCCCGGAGGGATGGGGGCTGTGTTCGCCCCATCCTCTGGGAGACCCCATCACACACGGACGGATTTTGTATATTATATATAGGCTATTTTCCGTCCCGGATTCGGAAAAATAGCCGCTATTTTCCGAAATCCGTAAGCGGATGCGGATTTGTGATAGCCGCTATTTTACCGTTTTTGTACTATGCGTAAAGCGAAATATTGCAGACTGTAATTTATCCTGCGCTGCCGGGTTCTTTGCGGCCGATGTCTGCGCCGTCGATCCAGAAGCCGCCGTCCGCTTTCAAACGACGGCGTACGGTATCCGGTTTCAGCCCCATATATTCGGCCATGGAGTAGACCGTTACCTTTCCGTCCATCATGCAGGCTTCAAAGGCAGTGTCCAGCTCGGCCTTTTTGTCCTTGCTGACTTTGTCCTTATTGCCCCAGCGCTTGGATGCGCCCCGGGTACCCAGTGACTTGTAATCGCTGTCCGGCTGCAGATCCTCCAGCAGGCCGGTGTCCGGCTTGTGGACAGGGTAGTCGAACCAGAGGTTCACCGGGTCGAAGCGTGCAAACTCGCGCAGGGTGCCCTCAATGCGCCAGGCGGTCATGCTGTCGGCTTTTTTCTGGGCGGCTGCGATCTGGGCATCGATGGCCCGCAAGTCGGCCATGCCAAGGTGTTCTTTGGCTATGGCCAGCATCCGGCTTTTGCTCAGGGCATCGTCCGGGCCGTAGGCATCGGCATGGCTGCGCTTGTCCAGCATGGCCTTGAGCACCCGGCAGGCGGCCTTGTTGTGGAGCTGTTCCAAGATGGCATCGGTGGGGGTGAGCTCTGTCATATCCAGCATGGCATCCGGGTCACGGGCAAACACGCCGGAGCCGCTGGCGCGGTCCATGCTGCGCTTGCCGCCCTGGGCACCCTTGGAGTGGTGGTGGCAGTAGATCACGGCACAGTCCAGCGCACGGCAGACAAGGTCGAACTGGTTGCAGAACTTTGCCATCTGGTCGGCGCTGTTCTCGTCGCCGGTGATGACCTTGTAGATGGGGTCGAGGATGACGGCGGTGTAGCCTTTCTTACCCGCCCGGCGGATGAGCTTGGGGGCCAGCTTGTCCATGGGGACGGAAGCACCGCGCAGGTTCCAGATGTCAATGTTCCGCAGGTTCTGCGGGGGCAGGCCGAGGGCAGTATACACATCCTTGAAGCGGTGCAGGCAGGAGGCCCGGTCCAGCTCGAGGTTGATGTACAGCACTTTGCCCTGGGCACAGGAAAAGCGGCCCAGCCAGGGCGTGCCCTCGGCAATGGCAATGCACAGCTCAATGAGGGCGAAGCTCTTGCCCGCCTTGCTGGGGCCTGCCAGCAGCATCTTGTGACCCTTGCGCAGTACCCCGGTGATGAGGGCATCGGCCAGCGGCGGCAGGTCGTCCCAGTCGTCAGCCAGACTTTCGGTTTCAGGCAGCTCATCGGTCTCGGCTTCCAGCCAGTCCCGCCACTCGTCCCAGCAGCTTTTGCCGATGTTGGTCTCCAGCAGGGTCTGCCGCTGACTGCCGCGCAGGATGCCGGGCATCCGGGAAAGGCGGCTGGGGTTGCGGTTCTGCTGGTCGAGGGTCAGACCATTCTTCTGGCAGGCGGCATAGAGGTAATCCACCCGCTTGCGGTATTCGGTGTAATCCGGGGCATCCACCTTGACGATGGCGTGGACGCTCTTGCCGCCGGAGTAGACCAGGGCGGCACAGGGCAGCTCCAGCTGTTTGATGATGGCCTGCTGCCTGCCCAGATCCATGTTGTCGCATTCCACCAGAGCGTAGCGGTAGGCGGTGATATTGGCATCCTTGCGGCCCGTTCCGTCCACCGGGTTGAAGCAGATCCACGCGCCCACCTCGGGGTCGCAGTCGCCCACCACCTTGCCGATGTCCCCGCCGCAGGTGTCCAGCTCTGCGATGAGCTGGCCTGCGGTGCGGTCCCAGCAGCCTCTGGTGGGGCGGCGGCGGTCGTCGGCCATGAAGCTCTCGGTCACATAGGCCACGTGCTCGTCCTGCTCAAAGAGGGCCTGCAGGTAGCGCCTGAGCTGGTCAACTGGGTCCCACTGCTCAGGCAGAGCCAGATCGTGGGATTCCACCCACCGGGGGTCCACCAGCTGCCCCTCCGTTCTGGAGGAGCCGGTGGTGAGCTCGTCGCCCCAGTCCAGCGCGTGTCCTGCGGGGCCGCTCCATCCGTGGCTGTAGGCCAGCTGGAAAATGCTGCTCTCGGTGACAGGCTTTGTGCTGCCGTGAAAGCTCTCCCACTTCCGGGCACACTCACCCTTGTGGTAGCGGCCCCCGTCCCGGGCGCTCCATGCTTCCCAGACGGTGACGGGCAGGCCCGCTTCCTTGAGGCCCATGCCCACCATCGTCCATTCCTCATAAGTCAGGGAGGCCGGGGAAATGAAGTCCAATGCTTCTTTGAGTTCGATCTCATCATTCATCTGCGTTACCATACATCCCATGCGGGCGTTTCAGGTGGGGTGGGCGGCGTATAGGTGCTTGGGGTA